GTTGATTCAATGGGCGTCCTGGGCTCTACGGGCAGCTACGCCTATCTTGAAAAGCCCGAGCGCAAGCGGGTGCTGCGCGAAGCACTCGCGCATGCCGGGGGCGTACCGGTGATCGCCGGCATCGGTGCACTGCGTACCCGCGATGTGCTGGCACTGGCGCTGGATGCGGAGGATGCGGGTGCTGCTGGCCTGCTGCTGGCCCCGGTGTCCTACCAGCCCCTGAAGGATCATGAGGTGCAAGCGCTGTTCGAAACCGTATGCGCAGCGGTGCGCACGCCCATCTGCGTCTACGACAATCCGGGCACCACGCACTTCCGCTTCTCCGATGCGTTGCATGGCCGGATCGCCACGCTGCCCAACATCGCCTCGATCAAGATTCCGCGCCTTGCTGACGATCCGGCCGAGGCGGCCGCGCGCGTTGCGGCACTCCGTGCGTGCGTTCCTGCGCATGTGACGCTGGGCGTCAGTGGTGACGCCTCGGCGGTGCGTGGACTGCTGGCGGGGTGCGATGGCTGGTATTCGGTGACAGCAGGGTTGTTCCCTGAGGTTGCGCTGCAGATCGTGCGGGCCGTGGGAAACGGCGATGCCGGGGGCGCCATGGCCCTCTCGGCACGACTGGCGCCGCTGTGGTCGTTGTATGACCGGTTTGGCGGGATTCGCGTCATGGCCTGCGCGGCGGCCCTGCTGGGGCTGTGCGGCGAAGACTGCCTGCCACTGCCGTTGCAGGGGCTGCGGGGCGGTGAGCGCGAGGAGGTGACGGCCGTGCTGGGTGGGCTGGGGTTGCTGTAGAAGCCCGGCGAGCGGTTGCCGCGCAGTGTGGCGGGTGGTGACCCCGGCCCGATTCGAACGGGCGACCTTCCCCTTAGGAGGGGGATTTCGTCGCCCGATCAATCAACGACTTACGAAGTGCATGGGACCGGCATGGGTCCATTTGCGCTCAAACACCCCTGCGCATCTGCTCCAGCCCTGCCCTCACCCACGCTTTGCTGCGGACGTCCCTCGCTCGGGGCTTGGTCTCTGCCGGCGGCTTGCGCGGTTCGAGTGCGGCCTTGATCCGCTCGACCTCCTTCGCCCCGGCCTCGGCCAGGCGCCGTGCCTGTTGCTGCTGCTCGCGGGTCGGAGGCAGGCCAGGCAGTGGTGGGGGCAACTGGATCGGCGTGCTATCGGTCAGTCGGGCGACGGCCTCACGCAGCGGCAGCTCGGGATACAGCCTGGCCGCGCACCATCGTTCTGCGTAGCGTTTGCCCTGGGCGATGCTGGCGGCGCGCTCGTCCTTGGTCTGCCACATCTTCCTGGCATCAAGGTGCACACGAACCCCGCCATCCTTTGCCGGCACGACGTGGGCGATCTGCCGGCCGCTCCACCACAGCACCCAGCCGTCTCCCATCTGGACCCAGCCAGAGGGTGGCGGTGCTGCGCGGAAGCCTTGGTAGCCGTGCGAGGGAATCATGGCCGGAAGGATACGACCGGCCGTCGCAGATCCTGCGAACGCGGCGGCGACCTGCCTGAATCGTTCGGGGATGGTGCCGGCGCGGCGCTGCTCACGCGCCCCCGGGTTGAGCTGCCTGCGGCCCCGGATCCGGCGAAGTCAGGATGCCCGCCCTGCCCCGCCGACACCATCGGGCAACCTCGCCCTGTCGGGTCGGGCTGTCCCTACACGCCCCGGGCACGGCCGGCCGGGCTACCCTCCGGCCATGTGCGGCCGATTCGTCCAGCTCCCCGTTGTCGACTTTGGCCAGCCGGGGCTCGCTGACCTTGCCCCCGGCCTGGCCGAGATCCAGCCCAGCTACAACCTCGCGCCGACACAGCGCGCCTCGGTGATCCTGGACCGCGGCGAAGGCCGGCAGGTCACCCGGCTGGCTTGGGGCCTGCTGCCGTTCTGGGCCAAGGCCAAGGGCCTGCAGGGTTCGACCATCAACGCGCGGATCGAGACGGTGGCCACCAAGCCCGCCTTCCGGGCGGCGTTCAAGAAGCGCCGATGCGTGATCCCCATGGCCGGGTACTACGAATGGTCCGTCAGCGCGGAGGACGGGAAGAAAGACCCGTGGTTCATCCACGCCACCGGGCCGCTGCTGGCCGCCGGCCTGTGGGAGGACACCAGCCCCCTGCTGCCCGACGGCAACCTGGGCACCTTCACCATCATCACCGGCGACAGCAGCGGCGTCTCGGCTGACATCCACGACCGCATGCCGGTGTGGCTGCAGGCCGGCCAGATCGACGAGTGGATCGCGGCCAGCGCCGACGATGCCATGGCCATGCTGCTGGCCAGCGAGCCGCCGGCGATGGAGGCTTACCGGGTCAGCCGCGCGGTCAACACGCCGCGGAACAACCGCGAGGACCTGCTGTTACAGGTCGAGTGAGAAAGGGCCGAGCCTGGCTCGACCCTCCCGGCTGCTACAGCTCCGGCGCGTTTGTGAAGAGGACCGCGTAGCTGTTGTTGGCGGCGATGAATACCAGTCGGTCGTCGCCGTCCCCCACCGCGTTCCAGGAAGAGACAAACCCGAGCGGGCTGCCGTCAGAGGCAACATCGACGACCTTTGTCCACGCCCTGCCATCGACGCTGGTATAGAGGCCGTACATGCTGACCAGCACGAACATGCCAAGGCGGGAGGCATACACCACTTTCCCATTACCCTTGTTGTATCCGTTCGAGCTTGGGTTCGGGAGGTTGATCGTCTCCCAGGTGGTTCCGTCAAAGCGACGGACGTTGGCGTTGAGGCCATGAACGACAACAGCCCGCGCGATTGGGCTGTATGCCGGCGCCTCACTCACCGCCGCACCGCTGTTGCCGACGTTGATGCCGGTGTCCGTCCAAGAGAGCGCGTTTGGCGAGGTGGCGATGTTATAGGAGTTGTTCACCGCTACCCACAAGCTTGCCTCGGGGAACCAACGTGCTGGCGAGGCTGAATAGTCCATCCCTTGCCCGGCGGATCCAGCGGTCCACGCCCCGCCGTACCCGGCTGATGTGTAGCTGCCGCCCATGCCAACGCATTTCCCGTCTCCGAAAGAAAGGTTCCGGTAGGCGTTGGCGGTGTTGCTCGACACCGTTGTGAAAACATCCGGCGCGGTCTCGGCCACCAGGGTCGTTCCCAGCAATCCGACGAAACCTCCGGTATCGGTGTTGAGCGCGCAGGCCTCGTAGTCGGCTGTTGAGGCAACAGTCCAGGTGACGCCATCCGTGGTGGTCTGTCGGGTCGTCTTGCAGGCGTGGAACTTCTTGCCGAGCCGGCTATAGGCGACCTGGCCAATCTGGAAGCCCGTGCTGCTGGCAAGCGAGCCTTGGCGAATCACCCCGGTGATGTTCACCTTCTGGCAGGTGATGACACCGACCCACAGATATGAGCGACCAATGGAATCGCTGACCAGCAGCGAGACCTGGAAGGTCTTCTCGATGTTGAGTCCGGCAGCTGCGACCGTGTGATCCCACTCGAAGTCGTCAACAAACAGGATCTTGTTCTGCCGATACCGGATGCCGTTCGCCGCAATGTTGATGGTAACCGCCCCGTCCGGGGCAGCTGCTGCCACGTTCGAATCGTAGACCCGGTTCTTGCTCGCTGACATGACCCGGTTTCCCTCCGGGGCCGAGATAACCTCGCCAGCTGCATTCCGGTACTCAAGCATGACGGATGCGCCGGCATTGCCCTCGGACGAGGCGCCCTGGCGTACCTTGCACTTCGCCTTGGTCACCTGCCCCGGAAACACCGAGTAGCGAGCGTTGCTTGAAATGCGGGATTCGCCCCAGTTGTTGTAGTAGCCGGCGGCCCAGGAACCACTCGGCGGGTTTTCGGTTGCGATCTTCCAGCCATTGCCCCCAGTCCATCCAGTGTCGCCGGACTCGAAGCCCGGATTCGGAATTGGCGCCTCACCGGGAATGTAGGCCGGCCAGGTGACCACTACCTGTTTCGTTGCCTGGTCTACCGAGATCTGAGTGCCTTCCGGCAGGCGGTCGCCATCGATCTGGCGCACGGCGCAGTTGCCGATCCCGTTGACGATCTGCAGACGTCCCTCGTAGGCCATGAACGGCTCGGCAAAGGCAAACTTGCCAGTGACGAATAGGACAGGCCGGGGCTGCTGCTGGTCGAGATCCGGTCGGTCGTAGATGCGCGCGGCCATGTCAGCTCGCCCTCTGGCCGACCAGGTAGACCCGCAGGCCCTTGGCCAGGGCCGTACCCACCTGGTCCACGTCGATGCTGATTTCGTCTCCCTTGGCCAATACGTTGCCACCCGGCACCAGCACTGGCGGGATGGCCGCCGTCATCGTGGTGCGCTCGTTGTTGTCGAAGGTCAGCTTCGTCGACAGGATGCTGGTGCCATTGCGGTTCACATCAACCGTCAGGACAACGCCGGCAGCCTGGGCTACGGCGAGCGTGGCATAGATGCCGCCGTTGGCCACGGTGTCCAGCAACAGCCCATAGGGCAGGATCAGGCTGTCCTTCCCAGTCCCTGTACCGATGTTGGTTCCGATCAGCACAGATCGATCGACCAGGTCGAAGCACTGAAGGTCGGGGGCGGACGCAATCCGCGACAGGTCACCGGCGGCCACCCATGCGTCGGCGTCAGGCGCAAGGCAGGTGCCACTGATGATGCAGCCCTGTGCGCGGGTCTTCGCCTGGAAGCTCGGCGGCACGGTGAGTGGCCCACCGCCCTCGACAGCGAGCGTTACCTGGCCGGCGCCTACCTGTAGCACCGAGAAGAACTGTCCTTCCTTCCAGTCGGCGCTGCCGCCGGTGTTCGCCCGCATGGTAAGGGTAATCGGCGTGGCCGAGTTGGCCAGGATCAGGGTGTTGTGCATGTCTCCGGCCAGCGTGGTGTTGCCGGTGACGCTGACGATGCGCGGCGCAACCGTGTAGACCGGCGGTTCACCGATCCACGGCCTGGCGTAGCCGCGCAACGTGGTGAAGCCCTGAACGCCGTCAGCCAGCGGAACCTTGAACCGAATCGCCGGCGGCGCACCATCGACACCCGGCACGATCAGGAATTCCCCTACCCCAGCCGCATCAACCGGCCGGGACACCTTGTAGTTTCCAGCACCGGCAGTGATCTCGACTGCGGTGTCGTAGAACAGCGGGCTCAGCACGTCCGCGCCGGCCAGAGGGAAGTCGGTCACCTCCCCGTCGCCCTCGAACGTCCACAGCCGCGGCGTGATTCCGATCGTGCCGCCACCGCCCTGGATCTGCTCAATCAGCACCAGCGCACTGCGAAGGTTCAGGGCGTCCGCCAAGGCCGTGGCGTCGCCCACGTTGGTGATGCGGCTGCCCTTGGCGTCCCAGACGAACTCGCCCGTAACCGGGTCCTGGACCAGCTGCATGCCGTTGTCCAACAGCTGCTGAAGCTGCATCACCCGGTAGTCGAAAGCGTCTTCGTGGATCTCCGGCAGGAACGCGCCCTGATTGGTGATGTCCGTCGGCTGGTCCATCGGGACCGTGCGCAGGATCAGGATGTCGGCATTCAGCGCAGGCGCGACGTTGAAGGTCACCTTGCTGGCCGGCTGACGCAGCCCGGTTACCGTGTACTGCGCCGGCGGCACCAAGTTGTAGACCGGGTGCGTGCCGGTGAACACCTGGATGTGGCTCGACAGGAACGCCCTCGGCCCGTTGAACGCGGTGGCGACGCCGTTCCCCACGTAGGTCTTGCGGCGGTCATTTGCGGAAATGGTCATGGGTGCATCGGCTCCAGAAAGAAGAAGCCCCGCATCTGCGGGGCTGGGCGTGGTCGATTACTGCTCGTCCTTGGGTCGGCGGTACATGAGGTATGCGGCCGCCTCCGCAGGGTTGTCCGGGGTGTACTGGCCGGTACCGACGTCGTAGAGGTATTCGCCGGTGGTCAGCATCTGATTGCTGGGGATGCCGGTCACCGGGCCGGCAGCGCGCACGCCGTCTGTGATGATTTTCTCGGGGTCCAGCTCGCGGTCTTCGATCCAGTCGAAGCCCATTGCCTCCAGTGCAGCATCCGAACCAGCGACCGCCAGATCCCAAGCACTGTCCCCGAATTTGAACAGAGCAATGCCTGCATCGGCGATCGGGTTCGGCCTGCCCATGCTTGGCTTTCCCTCGATCTTTGCGTCGATGGCGCCCGCTACGTCACGCAAAAGCGGGAACGTCTGGAAGGGGAACAGCAGAGTCTTTCGTGCCAGCCAGGCGCTCCAGTCGTCCCAGCCCTTTTCATCGTCGTCGCCACCATCTGGGCCGCGCATCATCAGGACTTCGAACACCGCGTTGGACAGCACGCCAGCGGCCAGCCAAGTGCCCAGCGCCCGGGCTGGAGACTGCACGCGCCCGAGGTACAGGCCGCGCAGACCAGATTCCTGCAGTCGGTTGTTCATGATGATCATCGGGCCGATGAACATGCGCACCCATTTGTAGCGTGGGTCACGCTCGGCAGCGCTGAGGTCCTTCGGCGCACCGGCCTGCTGCGTGGTGCGGATCGACTTGTCGGCCAAGCGCACCGCCTCGTCGATGCTGACGCCCTGCGCCTGAGCCTGCTGGTAGCGCCCCAGCCAGATCGCACGCTCGGCCAGTGGCACCGTCCAACGATGCACCTCCATGGCCATCTTCATCGCAGCAGCGCGGATGCCGCGCTTCCCAGACAGTTTGCCCAGCACGACCTGATAGGACGAATCCAGCGAGTTGGCGCGTTCCTCCATGAAGGGTGACAGCGAGTGGATCATTTCCGTCATCTTGCCCGGGCTGCGGTAGTACGCCGCGTAGCCAGTGGCGAGGTACTTCGGGTCGACACGCGCCGCCGCTTGGATCGGCGCCACCACGGTATTGGCGAACACCAGCGGCAGACGGAAGCCCAGGGCGGCCACGGCCGTGTTGGTCAGCACCGCGTCGCCGAGCTTCTCCACCGAGCCGGACCCTGGCTCGGACACCGATGCGCCGCGCACCGCGTTCTTCACGCTGCCGTACAGCGCGTGGTAGGCGCCCTCCGACAGCCGCTGCTGGATCAGGTTCTTCAGTTCCTGATCCTCCAGCACCCGCAGCGCCTGCTTCACGTAGCCCCGGTGCGAGACGTCGGTGATCACGTCATTGAGGTGGCGCGACAGCACGCGGTGATAGTCCAGAAGCATCGGCGCCGCGTACTCGGTGCGCTCCTTCGTGTGGCCCTTGCTGGTCATGGCGCGGCTGAAGGTTCCGCCCATGATCTGTTCCTCCGCCGCGCGCGCCTGCTTGACGCCGCCGGCACCAGCCCGGGGGTCATACACCGCCGGGTAGTAGCCGCCGCGCAGGCTGACCATCGAGCCATCGGCAGCGGTGAAGATCAGCGGCATCGGCTCGACCTGCTCGGGCGCGACGCCGGACAGTCGGCGCTGCTGCTCCACGATGTCTGGCCACAGGCTGTTCACCGCATCCCAGATGCCCTGCACCATCTGTGCGTCGGCCGGCGTGAGGTGTCCCAGCATTTCCGCAATGTTCTGCGGCGTGAACTGGACCACCTCGGCGTTCTTGCCGATGAACCCGCCGCGCATCAGCTTGTCGCGGTTGCCAGCGTTGCCCATGTTCAGCGCCACCGCCACGATCGTGTTTTTCGACAGCGACCGGCCCAGACTTGGCACGTACACCAGGCGGTTGAGGTCCGCTCGCTGCGCCGGCGTCAGCGCCTTCATCGTTTGCTCCAGCATGCCGCCGACACGGTTGCGCAGCTCAATCCGCTGCTGCTGCGCTGCCTCGGCCTGGTTCCACAGGAAGTCGTGCCACGGGCCGGTCTCGCCACCGTCCAGCCACTCGACCACCGTCTCCGGGCGCAGCACCCAGTCCATCAAGCCGGTGTAGGTGGCGCCCACCTTCTGCATCGCCGTCAGATCCGCGTCGGAGAGTGGCAGCGGCTTGCCTTCAGCGATCGCACCACGAATGGCGCCGGCCAGCTCGGCCTGCGCGCTCTCCCAGTCACGCTGGTCCTTGTTGCTCAGCAGCTTGTTCTTCAGCTTGGCCAGACGCGCGATGTTGGTCACCGCGTCGTGCAGCTCGCGGAACTCGGTAATCGACAGGTCGGCGTAGTTCGTTACGCTTTCCGCCTCGACCCGGGCCAGCAGCGCATCGCTTACGGCGGTCAGGTCGTCCTCGGCCTGGCGTGCCTCCACCCACTGCCGCAGGCTTTGGCGGCGCGCAACGGCCCGGCCGGAAACGTCGCGGAACTCGTAGGTATCGGCGATGGTGTCCATCGCTTCCAGGTAGTCGGCGCCGGCCTTGCCCAGCCTCTCGCGGGCCTGCGGGGTCATCTGCCGGCGGATGTATCCGACCTTCGACTCGACCTCCTGCTGCACCGCACGGGCCTCAGCGAACAGCACAGCGTTCAGGGCCTGCTGCCGCTTCGCCTGGAGTGCGTCGGCATACTTCCCTGCGGCCGCCGCCTGCGCCGCCGCGCGCGCAGCCTTGCGCTCAGCGACCAGGTACTCATTGGGCCGGATCTGGCGCGCAGTCTTCTCGGCCAGCACGGCCTGCGCCACGGCCTTCAACTCGCGTCGGTTCGGCCGCGGCTCCTTGGCCAGGTCGGCCAGCACGCCCAGCTCGCGCTCCAGCAGCTGGATCTTGCGACTGCCATGCACGGCGTCCAACGCTCGCTGCGGCAGCGTGCCGTCGGTCATGGGCTCGCCGTGCCGGGCCTGCATGCGCGCATCTGCCTCCGCGCTCACGCCCGCCAGGGTCTGCCGTACCGTCCACAGGCCCTGCACCAACTCGTCGGCGGAACTGAAGCCCAGCAGGCTGGCCGCCTCTTCGGGATGGGTGCCACCCTTGCGGGCGTAGACCCGGCCCATCTTGTCGAGCAGGCCGTCGCCGTAGGTCGCCGCCAGCACGGCGCGGTCCAGCTTCAGACCCTGCAGCTGCTCGGGCACCGGCTCGCCGCCGGCTTCCTTGCGGCCGGTCAGCACACGGTAGGCACGCACGATGGGCGTGGCCTCGACCTCCGCCTCGACCTCGCCGCTGATGGTGGCCAGCTCGTCCTTCCACCAGCGCTCCCGCGCGCGTGCATCGGCTTCCTGCAGCTGGGCCATGACGTCGGCCTCGGCCTGCTCCCGCGCCGCAGCGACCTGCACCTGGTAATCGGCAAACTGGCGCTCGGTCATGCCCAGCGCCTGCGCTTCGGCCAGGTCCCGCGCGATCGGCTCGAATCCCACCCGGGCCTGTGCCGCTTCGATCTCTTCCTGGCTGGCCAGCATGCGGTCGAACACGCCGCGCACTTCGTCGGTCAGCTCAACATCCAGATTCCGCAGGCTGCGGTAGACGCCGAGAATCCACTGCTTGAACTGGCTGAACACCGACTGCAGCTCCGGCGTGGGCGCCCTGCCCTCGCCCAAATACGCCTCAAAGCCGCGGGCGAACTGTTCGTGCTGGTCGACGCCGATCTGGTCCGCCGACTCGACGCCGAACCACTTCAGCAGGGTACCCAGGTCGGAGCGCAGCTGCGGCGATGCGTCCTCCGCGGTGGCCACGTCCCGGTAGACCTCCAGGAAGAAGTGCCCGGATTCATGCAGGAACGTGGACAGGTCCGCCCCCCTGAACAGGCTGATCTGCATGGACCGGCCCGGGCCAATCTGAATCTGGCCCCGTGGGGCCGCCTCGGACGACTGGAAGAACGGCCGGGCGTTGAAAGCCGGCAGAACCTCTGCTAGCGTCAGCTCCGACGTCGGCAGACCGCGGGTACGCAACTCGGACTCGGCCGTGCCGGCCCGCTCCATGGCACCGACGTCAGACCCCGATTGGCGCAGCGATTCGCTGCCGAGGCCGTCGGGGTTTCCTATTTCAAAGCCCTCGAAATCGTAGGCACGGCGTACACCGTCGTTGCCGATGCGGTACACCAGGCGCACCGGATACACACGACCGTCGTACTGCACAGCCGATGCGGCATAGGCGTAGGACACGGTCTTGTCGTCGGTATCCACCGAGGTGGAATGGATCGGCGCAGATTCCACCAGCGCCGGCAGCTCGCGGGCGACGGCCTGGCGCAGCGGATCCCGCCGCCCCTTGGACATGACCTTCTTGCGCCCACGCGAGGCGAACCTGACAGGCTGGCCATCCGGCGCAGTGACCTCGATGCCGTCCTGCTGGGTGCGCATCACCTCGTTCGACTCGGCGAACCACTCGGCCGGGTTGCCGGTGGTCGGCTCCAGCTCGATCACCGGCACCGCCGTTTCCGGGGCAAGGCCGGTGGGCACTTCGTCCGTGCGGGTCGGCTGGAACAGGATGTCCCCGGCCAGCACCTCGCGCGCAGCGGTGTCCGGCAGCGCCACGCTCCAGGTCTGCCGCTGGCCGTCGATCGGGTCGTCCTGCACGATCTCGCCGCCGGTGCGCTCAGCTTCCGTGCGCGCCTGGTCCAGCGTGAGGAAGTCACGGGCCTGACCCTGGTCGTCGGCCAGCAGCCACTGCCCCGCCCGCTGCACGTAAGCGCTGCCGTCGCGCTCGATGGTCTGCTGGCCGCGGCCATCGGTGGCCACCTGCGGCCGGCCGAACAGGCCACGCAGCGCGTCCATTCCCCGCTGCATCAGCGTGCGCGGCTGGGCCTCAGCGCTCTCTGCCGGCGCCTCGGCTGCATCGATGCCGGCCGCGTAGCGCTCGTACAGTGCCACCGGATCCTGCCCGGTGACCTCGCCCAGCCGGCCGAACATGGCGCCCCACAGCTGCGCCTGGCTCTCGGCCTGCGCAGACGTGTACCGCTCAGTCCCGACCAGCTGCGCCATGACCGACTGCTGCACCTGCGCGCGGGCATTCGCTGCGGCCTGGTCCGGTGCCGGCGCGTCCAGCGGCACGCCCAACTCGCGGGCCATTGCGTCGATGTCGAGCGCTTCCAGCTCCGCCGGCGACAGCCCGTCGGCAGTGGTGCGGGCGTTGCGCAGGATCTCGTCTCGGTTCGGCAGCCGCGGAACAGCGGCCATCCACTCGGTCATCGGGATCACCACCTGGCCGGTGGCAAGCTGCTCGGCCAGCGCCGACTCGCCGCCGACCATGTCCTGCAGCACCTGCGGTGCGGACTGGAACAGCGTCTGCGCCTGCTCCGCATCCAGGTACACCCGCGCGTCTTCGCCCGCGACCTGTGCAGTCAGCGCCTTCATGTCCTCTGGCGAGCGTTCGCCCAGCTTCAGCTCGCCGGCAAGCTCGGTGGCAGCGCGCAGCCGGTCGTTGCTCTGGCCCGACTGCATCACCTGGTCCAGGCGCTCGTTGATCCACCGCACCTGCCCGGACGCGCGCGCAGCACGGTAGTTGGCATGCACCTCGACCGCACCGGTGGGAACCTCGGCCAGGCCCTCCATGATGATGTCGCCCCACTTCAGGCGTTCCTCGGTCAGCAGCTGCGCCGTGGCCTCACCGGCAGCGCCGCCCCCCAGCTGCACGCCCGCCTCGGCGCCGGTGCGCAGGATCGCCGAGGATGCGCTGCGCCGGGCGTTGTTGATGAAGTGGCCAGCCACGCCGGCGGTCAAAGCGTCGAACACGCCGATGGCCACACCGCGCTTGGCCGCCTTGTCGCGCGCGGCGGCCATCTTCTGCGGATCACGCAGGAACTGGCCCACCGCGTAGGCGTCGGTCGGGTCGACCTTCGCGTCCTGCATGGCGTCGGCGATGCTGGCGCCAAACTCGGTCAGACCCGAGCCGGTACCGGCCGAGGCAGCCGTCACCACGCGGCTACCACCGCCGGTGGCTGCGGTCAGTGCCAGGCCCGGGGCGCCCATGCCGATCGACTGCCCCAAGGTGACGGCGATAGCGCCCAAGGTGTCGGTGCCGCCGCCGGCCAGCTCGCGCACCGCGCCGCTGAAGCTACCGGCCTTGTTCGCCCGGTCGAAGGCCTGGAAGCCGCGTTCGGTGCTGGCGCTGGTCACGTCTGCGGCCTGTGCCCGGCGCTCCTGGTCTGCACGCAACGCCGCTTCTTCCGCGGAGCGGTCGGTGGTCAGGCGGCCGGTCGCCGGGTCCATCACCGCCGGGCCATCGGGCAGCAGCGACAGCGCATTCGCCTTGCCCCGCTGCCAGCCGCTGACGATGCCGCCGATCACCTGCTCCAGGATGTTCGGCTCGGCAGTCGCACGGGCCTCGCCGGTCACCAGTGAGTTGGCATAAGTCGCCAGCTTCGGGGCTTCGTCGCTGGCCAGCGCCATGCGCCGCGGATCGCTCAGGAAATCGCCCACGTGCGGCGATGCGCGGCCCGCGTCGTCGATCTCCCGCCGCCGGGCGTCCTGCTCGTAGTCACCCAGGTTCGCCGCCACCACGCCGAATGGCTGGCCAAGCTGGTCCGACAGCTGGTTCGCGCGCGCGGCTTCTTCCGGCTTCTGGCTGGTGCCGGTGTATGCGCTGCGCAGGGTCACCTGCCGGTTGCTTTCGATCTCGTCCGACAGTTCGTCGAAGCCTTCCAGCACGTTGTCGATCACTTCTTGGCTCCTTGGCTCTTGCGGGCGAGGTACTGGGTAACCCAGGCATCGGTAGGGGGACGGCCGTACTTCTCGGCGTATGCGCCCCGCACTGCGTCGCGGTCCGCCTGACTGACCTGCAGGTCAAACTGTGCGGCGCTGCTGTAGAGACCCACCTTCACCTTCGGGTTGTTCTTGAACTTGCCGTCCTTCTCTTGGATCGCGCTGAGACGGCCGGCCTGCAGGTTCTGGGCAAACTGCTTGGCCGTGGCCGACAGCAGCACGTCGGCCTGCTCAGGGGTCGGCTTCTTTCCGGTGGACTGGATGAACGCCGTTTGCGCGTTCTGATAGGCGATCGTGAACTCACCGCGCAGCGCCGCCCTCGGCTCGTTCTTCTTGCTGGCGCCGTCGCCCACAGCATCCCCTTCCGAACCGATGCCCAGCATCTGGAAGCCACGTTCGCGCCGGTCTTTCTCGTTCATCCAATCGGCCCGCTTGGCCGGGTCGGTCACCTTCGTCTGGTCTTCGGCGAAGGCCTTCAGCGTCTTGCCGCTGAGCTTGTCGGCGTATTGGCCCAGCGGCAGCTTGGCGAACTCGGTCGGACGCAGAGCCTGCATACGCTGCAGCTCGTCTACCGTGGCCGGGTCGTCCTGGATCACCGCTCCTTCTGCGGTCAGCTTGCGATAGCGGTTGATCGACTCGGCCAGGCTCGAATCCTGCCCCACCAGCGCCAGTTCGGCCGGAGCCAGCACCTGCGACAGCGGCACGCTTGCGCCGGCGGAGGCCACCTTGTCGTAGATCGACATGGCCGCGGCCTTCTTCGCCTGCTCCAGCCGGTCCTTGCGCTGCGCGTAGATGTCGCGCAGATAGCCCTCAGCAGCAGCGCGCTGGTCCGGCGGCATGGTGCGCGGGATCGCGGCGATGGCATCGGCCAGCGTCGAGGGTGCGGCAGTTGCAGCGGCAGCGACCGGTGCCCCGGTTGCCGAGCCATCCCCTGCGGCAGAAGCCCAGCGTGCAGAGCGACCCATCACCTGGCGCACGTACAGCGCCGTCTTCGGGTTCTGCGCCGAGCGGCCACGGTTCACCACGGCATCGGCGCCGCCCTCACCAGCGAAGTGCGCGGCGATGGCGAACGCTCGTCCGCCCTTGGCCAGGCGTTCCTTGTACTCGCGGGCAGCACGCCGGGCGGATGCCACAGCGTCCTTGCGGTCGATGCCGCCGGCACTGGTGACGCGGTACTGGAACAGGCCGGTGGCCTGGTCGCCATCGTCCAGAACCTCGCGATTCACTGCGTCGGCGCGGAACCCCGATTCCTGCTCGGCAAGCGCGTACAGGTCTGCGCGGCCGGCCGCATCCAGCCCCTCGGCCTTCGCTGCGTCATCGATCGCCTTGGCCACGGCGGCCGAAGGCACTCCCCGCGAGGCCGGCGCCGGAAGCGGCTCGATCGCACCACGGCCATCGGCCAGCGACTGGGCCAGCTCGTAGGCCGCGCGGTCCTTCACCACCGGGTACAGCGTGCGCTCAACCTGCGCGCGGTCCTCCGGCGTCATCTGGTCCGCGTAGCGGTGGTAGTAGTCCTCCGCCGCGAACGGGTCGCGGGTGGCCATCGCCGCAGCCGTCTGCTTGCGCACGGACGATACGATGCCGCGCTCGCTGGCCTTGATCGCCTCGGCACCCATGCCCTGCGTCTGGTAGGCGGCACTGGCGATGCCCACGGCTTCCTGCAGTCGCACGTCGGCCAAGCCGAAGTCGCCGGACATCCCGGCGCTGACCGCATCCTGGCCGATGTTGTCGATCGTGGCCTTGCGCTCAGTGGCCTCGTAGGCGCTGTACTCGCGGTCGGCGTAGCTGTTGAGCCGGCCCTGCACAGAGTCGCGGAACGAGAACGACACCTGATCGAACCGTTGCTGCTGTTCGGGCGACAGCCGGCTACGGATGGACGACACACGCTGGTCGAGATCACCCAGCAGCGCGTCGTGCGCCTGCAGCGCGTTCTTGCCTTGGTACTTGGCGATGCCGTCGGCGTTGGCCGGGTTGAAGGTGGCGCCCTCCCAGTCCGACAGCTCGCGCCGCGCCTCCATGACCGCCGTCAGGTCGGCGCGCTGCTTCTGCTGCTGGAACAGGTCGACGGCGGCCTGGCCGACGGCACCCGCGGTGCGGCTGAGCGGCGACAGGTCGACCTGGGCGGTATTGCGGACCTGGGGGCCAAGCTCGGCCTGCACCTGCGGTCCACTGGTGCGTGGGATCAGGGTTGCCATGTCACAGCCCCCAGCCGCGCGAAATGCGCGCGTTGTTGCGCATGGTGATGCTGTTGGCCTGAGACGACAGGTTCCCGCCGCCAGCACCGCCCGCACGGCTCATGCCGCCAATGCCCATGCTCGCGGCGCTGGCGAGCGAGCCCAGGATCGTGCCGGTCGCCTGAGCGTTGCCGCTCCAGCGGGCCAGCTCGCCCTGCGTCCGCTGGTTCTGGGCCTGCGCGTTGAAGCCCCAGGCCTGCCGTGCAGCGTTCATGCGGATGGTCTGCTGATCGACCTCACCGAACATCGCGGTCTCGCCCAGGATCTCCGCAGGCGTGCCGAGCGTGGGGTCGATGTTGTTGGCGGCGATCGCGGCGCGCTGTTGGCCTAGCGCAATGCGCGTGCGCCAGGACTGCTGCTCCATCTCGCGGGTGGCCAAGGCGTTGCTGGCGTCGGCGTCCTGCTGCGCCAGCACCGCGTTGTTCTCGGCGATCTGCGCGTTGGCCTTGCCCTGCTTCTGCTGCTGGTCGGCTTGGTATGCACCGGTTACAACGGTGGCCGCCAGAAGGGCGATTGCGGGATTGCACACGTTATGCGCTCCAGTAGAACGGAAGGAAAGGGGCGCTGTCCGGTCCGACCGGCACCGGCGCGAGGAAGTGGAAGCCCAGCCAATGCAGCCAGCGCTGCGCGGCCTCGTTGCGCTGGTCGACGACGTTGAACAGCATCGAAGGGAATGCCTGCTGCATCCGGTGCAGGGCCGGGCGGGACAGGCGCAGCAACTCCTTCTGGACCGACAGCGGGTTGAGCCCCGTCGAGCCGACCATCCAGGGCGTACCGATGCCGCCGAGGATCGAGTAAGGGGTCGCCCCGAACATGCACACCGGCACGCCGCGCACCATCGCCGTCCACGCCTCAGCACTCCCGGCCAAGCCACGCTGCAGGGCCTCCGCCGGCGTGGTGCGGTCGCATGCCCACAGCTCGACCACGTCTGCGGGCCGTGCTGCGGCCGCGATCGCTTCGATGTGACCAGCCTCAGCCGGTACCAGTTCTGCGGTGATCTTCATTCGGACGCCACCACCTGGGGCATCAGAGACAGGATCTCCATCGGCAGCGGGTCGTCGCTGATGATGTGGAAATGACCGCTGTCCACGCCCCACTGGCAGGACATGTTCTTGCGCAGGACGCCCGTGTATGGGGCCGTGGGCTCGTCGTAGCCCTCAAAATCGCGCTGTGCGATAGGGTCCAGCGTGTCCAGCGTGGTGCCAACGTAGACGCCGCGGGTGTTGCGCACCAGCAGCGCAACCTCGAAGGCGAGCTTCTTCATCGGGCGCAATGGGTCGCCGCCGTTGGCATTAACCTCCAGCGTCTCGATGTGGGCGGTATACGGCAGGCCGATGTGCACCACGCCGCCCGGGCGCTGCAGCTGCACCTTGCCGTCGACCACCTGCAGGTCCTTCTGCACGTTGCCATCGACCAGGGCCACCACGGTCTTGCCCTCCAGGTGGCCCATACCGGCGATCGTCGAGCGCTGATAGGTCCAGTCCTGAACAGCGACGCCGCGCAGCGCCAGCGGCACCGAGCCGATCGATTCCACCGTCGCGACCGTGGGCGACACATAGGCCATGACCCGCACGCGGACGTGTTCGTCGCCAATTGCCAGCCGCAGGATGTTGCCCACGTCGCCTGCACCGGTGAAGATCGCGGCACCGGTGGTGGCGGTGATAGCCGCGCCCTCGTTCCACCCATCGGTGCTGGTCAGCGTCATGGGTGAGCCGTTCGGGCGCCGGCCGTCGTAGGTCAGCAGACTGTCGGCGTACTTCCAGTCGAGCGGATCGTCGTACCGGGTCGGGGCCATCTGCTCCACGTACTGGACCCATTGGCCGTTGATGAAGCGGCGCACCAGCAGGTAGACCTCGGTTTCGATCTCGCCCGGCAGACAACAGACGTCCAGCACCTCGCCATCGGTTTCATGCGGGTGCCAGCCGGTGACCTCCTGCTCGGGCATGTACGTGCAGCCGATCAGCACACCGTCCGTGCGCGGCATCCACAGGATCGGCCAGGGCGCCGTGCTGTATTCGATGCCGCGGAACGTGTAGCCCTGCACCAGGTGGTCGGCCCAGATGCTGATCTCGTTGCCGCGGAAGCCGTCCTTCTCGAACTGGTAGGCCAGATCGCGCACGCGCTGGCCCTGCGCCTGCAGGAACACCGCCGACTCGCCCAGCACGCGGGCCTGCAGGTCGCCGGTGCCATAGGCGGACTGCGGCTTGATCCCGATCGTGCTGGGCGTCACCACAGCGTCCTGCCCGCCGGTGACCTTCCACTCGCCGCCAGTCGTCAGCACCAGCAGGCTGTCCAGCGGCACCAGGTCGCGGATCGCATTCACCTGGCGCGCATTGATCGTGAACGACACCGCGTCGCTGTCGACGATCGGCGAGCTTCGCCCGAAGTTGGGGTAATCGCCGATGTTCGACGCCCACACTGTCTGCGGATCGCCAGGGCTGCCAGCGAACCACAGGCGGTCGCCGAAGAACTCGACCTCACCGGGGTAGCCATAGCGATAGGACCAGGCGCCGACGGCCCAGACGTCGGTGCCGCCGACAGCGCCGGCCGCGTACTGGGTCACCACGATGTTGTTGGTGCCGGTCGGCGGCGCCTCGTAGAAATTGATCAGGTCCGCGCCGGGATCGATCGTCCAGCCCTGTGCCATCACTGCACCTCCTGCGCGACGTTGCCGCCGCGGCCGATGCCACCACCGCTGGTGCCGCCGGTGCCACTGCCGCCCGGGTAGTACGGATTCGACTGCACCGGCACGCCGTCGATCTTGACCTGGTAGTCCAGGTAGCTGCTGCTGGTCGCGCCAGGGATGGGGAACTGTTTCGTGGTGCCGTCGCCGCTGAAGGTCCACGGACCTGCCACCGGCGGCGGTACGTTGCCCACGATGCTATCGGGGATCCGCTCGATCACCGTGGCGGTGACCTCGAACGGGCTGGTAAAGGCGGTGATTTTCATGATCCCGAACCCGCCGTGCACGTATTCCCATTCGACCCCGACGGCGTAGTCGTTGACGTTGTCGAACTTCACGTCCTGCGGGCCGTCGAACGCTCGGCCGCTGTCGTGCACGGGGCGCACGCTGCCGCAGACGTAGTACGGCGTCCCGGCCAGGCCGGTCACCACAGGGACGCTCACGCAGCGGTAGACCTTCTGGTCGCTTCGGCGAAGTGCACCCAGCGGCACCTTCTTCTCCGCCGCCACCCAGGGCTTCACCGAGCGCAGTTCCTTTTCCTCGGCGTACAGCAGCGAGCCGACCATCTCCGCGGTAAAGGTCGGAACGTTGGTCGTCACCGTCACCACGCCCTGGGTGCCGGACACAGCCAGCAGCGCGGCCTCGTCGTTGTTGAACGGGCGGAATGGCCCGCGCCGGTACTCGAAGTCGCGCAACTCAAACTGGTCGACGGCCAAGCGGCGCAGCTCCTTCTGCGGGATCCACGGGTGCACCAGGAACAACACGTCAGCAGACTGCGTGTGCCGCACCTTGTAGATGTCCTCGCCGGTGTATGGCGTGGCCACCTCGACGATGTCCCCTGCCCCATTGCGCAGCAGCGCACCACCCACCCAGAAACGCATGTAGCCGTCGCCCAGCTCGATCGCGTACTTGACCGTTGTCGAGTAGATGAACGGGATGAAGCGGGTGGCGCGGTCGTTGTGCTTGGCACCGCCGCGGAACAGGTAGCCCGGCCGCTTCTCCCCGCCGCCGGTCGGCTTGGTGATGACGTTCAGACACCGCTTCAGGCTGATGGCGTACCGCACCATGTCGACGCGGCCCTGGAGCCCGGGCGAAAGCTCGCCGCCGGACATGCTCGGTTGCAGCAGACGTGCCATGGTCAGGCCCTCGCCATCTGGGCCATGGACGGCTGGCGCTCGTCCTCGTCGGCCTCGTTGAAGTCATGCGCCGCGGCCTGGCTGAGCGCGAGCTGGTAGAGCTGCTTCAGGCCGGATTTGTTGGAGAACCCGTTGGCACCGATGATCGTCGGCGCTGCTTCCTCGGCCAGCTTGCTGGCCAGCGCATCGACGAAGTGCGCCGGGTAGCGCTCCGGGTCTTCCACGCGCGCGACGTAGATCAGATAGGCCTCGGCCCGATCGCACAGCAGCGACGTGCCGTCCGTGCCCATGGCCTGCTCGAACTGGATGCCGTGGCACTGGCGGAACTGCGGCTCACACCAGCGCGACAGGCGGCGGCCGGCGCGCATGCCCTGGTCGTCGGTGATGGCCAGCACGGTGATGCAATCCGCCGGACGGGCGTAGCGGATCTCCCAACCTGGCATCGGTGCCTCAGCGGCGACGGCCAGGCGCTGGGCCTTCATCGCCCACGGCCACAGCCGGTCGGCCAGCACCAAGTCGCGCATCGGCTCCCACAGGCGCGAGAACACGCGCGCTTCCTTCGAGCGCTCGGTCAGTGAGGTAATCGTGATGTCCTGGGCCAGCTTGCCCAGGGCCAGGTTGCAGATTTGGACCTGGGACGTCATGGGTCAGCCCTCACCGTTCGGGTACAGCACTTCGCTGGGATTCGGGCCCTTCGCGGCTGCCAGCCCCATGTCGGTGATCTGCAGCTCCAACCGGCGATGCACCTTGCCATCGCGCGTTTCCTCTCCGAGCGAAACCACGGTCGCGATCGCCTCAATGGCGACCTGTGCACCAGACGCCGGCAGCTGCTTGATGCCCTGTGCTGCGATCTGGTCTTCGTCCAGGTTGATGCGCAGCCCCCACGGGTAATCAGGCTCGCTGCAACCTGACGGCGCCGTGGCGCAGCAGTCACAGCCGTGGTCGTGGCTGCCGTCTTTCTTCATGGATACGAGCTTCATGTGCCGCTCCGGTAGTGGGGGCGCCCGAAGGCGCCCCCGGTGGTTGCCGTCAGGCGTTCGCCGACTTCTCGGCCACGGCCGCGTCGATCGCCTCGATCACGCCCTTGCGGGGCTTCTCGGCGGCAGCTTCCTGCTCGCGGTAGGCGGCCAACTGCTCGACCTCCAGACCGCCCAGGTCCGCCTTGATCAGGTCAGCGTTGCGGGCCAGGAACGGGTCGGCCGGCGGCGCCGACTTCTCGGCCACGGCCTTGCCGCCGATCTGCTCCATCCAGGAGCCAAGCTGTTCCTTGCTGGCGATCTCGAACTCGTCGCCGACGGCACGTTCCTGCCCGAAGTACCCGCGCCGGGTCGCGCGCACGCGCAGGCCGGTCACAGGTTGTTCTCCTGGTGGCCGGCGACGATGCCCGCGGTGACCTTGCCCGTGGTCGGCGCGGTGCCCACCAGGGTGTAGTTCAGGCGGACATAGCGCAGGTTGGTACCGCGCGGCACGTAGTACAGGCCACCGAACACAGAGCCAGCGGCCAGATCAGCCAGCAGCTTGGTCTGCGAGCCGACGACGACTGGTGCGGCGAAGTTCTCGGTGGCCGAGACCTGCAGCTCGACCTGCAGGCTGGTGGCGTTGTTGAAAGCCTCGACTACCTGCACACGCAGCGGGATCGGGGTTCCCGGGCCGATGTCGCGCTTGATCGGGGCGCCCTCGCCCTGCACGGTGCCGGTGGCGCCCAGGTCGATGACGTTGGTGGACACTGCGCTCGCCAGCACCGACTGTGCGTTCGAGAACAGGTTCTGCTGATCGAAGATCATGGTGGTTTGCTCCTTGGATTGCGGTAGGGAGCGGGGCCGGAGCCCGCGCGCCCGATTCAGTGGCGGCGGATCAGACGACCCGGGCTTCGGTGTTCAGCAGCGCATCCGACTCGCGCAGCGGGATGCCGCGATAGGTCAGCACTTCCTCGCCCTCGATCTCCTTGCGGGTGAGGCGCACGAAGTTGTCGGTGGTGCCGCCATTGGTGGCCAGCGCGTCCAGCGCTTCCAGCATGTCGGTGTTGAGGTAGATGGCCGCACGGCCACCCATCACGCGGCGCTGCTTCAGCTTGTAATAGGCCTTGCGCATGAAGTCGTACAGCTTCACGTTGCCGGACTTCACGTCCGACACATCGATGTTGGCGATGCGGGAAACGTAGCGGTAGTCACGAACCGACAGGCCAATGTCCCACTGGAACTTTTCGCGGACCACGTCGAGGATCGACCCATCCGCGTTGGTCTTGGTCTGCTTGCCCTTGTCCTCACGATCGATGCCAGCCTTGCTGCCCTTCGGGTACAGGCCGTGGACGGTGTTCTCACCCCAGACGATGAACCAGATCGAGGTGTTGTCGGAGCCGGTGCCGCCTGCATCGACGATCTGGGCGCCCGAACCGCTGGTGGCGATCTTGTTGAAGCGGGGAGCAAAACCAGTGAACTTCGCCGGCGAGGTAGCCTGGTCACCGTAGAACATCGAGGTGGCCACGCCCTGGTTCAGGCCTTCGAGGAACGCCTGGGCTTCGGACAGGCGCAGCCCGGCCGAGTCACCCGTCATGCGCACCAGCTTCTCGTCGATCTCGCTCCAGGCTTCGATCATGCCGGTGGCATCGCGCACCTGGGCGGTGGTCGACTTGGTGGGCTGAACGCCCTGGTACAGCATGCGCCAGGTGCCTTCGGGGATGCCGGTGCGCACGGTCGTCAGGTGGGTGGTGCCGTCATTGCACTCCTTGACGATCATGTCCTGCAGGATCGGGTTGTCCTGCGCCAGCAGCTCGATCACCGCAGCGATCTGCTTGTCGGCGTCGGTGCGCTTGAACACGTCCGCCAGGGTCAGGTAGGTGTTGCCGATGGTCGACATTGTTGGTCTCTCCAGATACGAAAAAACCGCCTTGCGGCGGCTGGTTGATGGGGTATTGCGTGGCGGCTATCAGCCGCCGTAGAGGATCGACTTCGGGTCGCTGGAAGCGCTCGGACCAGACGTCGTGGTCCCGCCCAAGCCATCCACCTTGCTGTCGCGAAGGAACCCACCGAAGAAGGCGAACGCCTTGATCATGGTCGGGTGGTTGCCCCAGCCCAGCTCGTTGAACGCCTTGGTCAGCTCGGGGTCGTTGATGGCCTTCACCGCGGTGGTGGCCAGGCCGACGGTTTCGTCGTACTTGGCGCCCAGCTGCTGCTTGGCGTCCACGCCCCACTGCTCGACCTGCTGCAGGCGCTGAGCTTCCATTGCCTGCTGCATAGCCGCCGCGTCCTGGCCGGCCATCTGGGTGTACAGGTCGACGGCCTCCTGGGCCTGCTCCTGCGTCCATCCCTTGGCCTTGAAGAACTGCGTGGCTGCGCCCAGTCGGTCACCTTCCAGGGTGAACCCTTTCGGCAGGTTGAACTCGCCGTACTGCTCCGGTGCCGCGTTGGTCTTGCCATCCTCGGGCTTGCCGGCATCGCCGCCGCCTTCGCCCTCGTTCGGCTTGCCACCGTTGCCCGTAGCGTTGCCACCGCTGCCGCCACCGTCGGCTCCCGCCGGCGCACTGCTGCCGGGAACCTGCGGAGTTTCGGTCGTGGTGGTGGTATCGCCGGTGCCAGGATTGGGGTTGCTGGCGGTGTTGGCGTTGTCAGTCGACATCGTTGATTTCCTCGGGTTGCTGCAGCTGCGATTGCAGCCGCTTCATTGCACTGTTGGCCTCGGCGCGCATCTGTGCCTCGCGCTCCGGGCAGCTGTCACGGACGACGCGCAGCCACCACTGGCCGGCCTCCTGCCGTCCGATCTTTCGGGACTGCGCCATCGCGTTGGTGTTGAACGCGCTGTAATCCACATCCATGGCCTGAATGAACAGCCACACCAGCCGGCGCCCGGCTGGATCGGCCAGCACTGCACGCGCGTCCTCGCGGAGCTGGCTGTCCTGCAGGTCCGCGATGCGCTCGGCCAAGCGGCGCTGCTCTTCCTCCCGCGGATCCATGCCGGGGCGCTTCATGCGGCACCCTGCATGGCGTCAATCAGCGCCTGGGCCGCCGAGCCTTCCTCGGGCACAGTGTCGCTGGCCGTCTTCAGCGCCTGCGCCGCGTCCTTCATCGGCTGGGCCGACGCCGCCAGCTGCTGCTGGCGCTGCTGCTGCGCACGGTCTGCGCGGATCCTGGCCACTGCGTCGTCGCTGCGGATGATCGAGGCCGGGCCGCCCACGGCAGCGGTGTACTCGTCGACCACCTGGTCGCTGTCCAGCTTGTCCATCACGGACGGGTCGCCGGTGGCCTGCGCCACGTTGGCCACGAAGGTCATGGTGCGTTCGATCGACCCGACCGCTGCCGCCTTGGCGGCCTGCGCCAGGATGCTGGTGTACTCGATCTTCAGCGGCACATTGGCCAGCACCTGCGGCGGATCGGGGATGCGACCCGCGCGCTCCAGCAGGCGGAACACCCGGACCACCACCGGGTCCAGCACCTCGTCGGTGATCGACTCCAGCGTCGGCGCCAGCACTGCCGCCTTCTCTTCCTTGCGGGTGACGATCTCGGTGGCGGTGCGGTCCGTCTTGTCGCCGAGCGCCTCCAGCATCAGGAACAGCTGGTAGAAGAAGGCCCGCTGGATCCGCTGCTCGACGACCGAGATTTCCTCACGGATCTGCGCCAGGCCACGCGAGTCGGGCATGTAGACCGGCGCAACCGTGGCGTTCGCGGCGTCCTGCGGTAGGTATACCTGACCACCCTTGCGCAGCCGTGCCCCGCCGGTACGGCGCAGGCTCTCCGGCATAGCGAGCGTCGGATCCGACATCTGCTCCATAAGGCGCAGCTTCTCGCCTTCCAGATACTGCAGCTGCTTGATGTCGCCCAGGCAGTTGATCGCCGGGCAGGACGAATAGATGTCCTCCGCGACGGGGTTCCAGCGGGCCACGACGAACGGGGCCTCGTAATGGCCGCCGATGTCGATCACACCGTTCTGGCCGTTGGCCACACCGTCGATCCAGACCACCTCGCGGTAGGGACGGAAGCGCGGCGCCTGCAGCCCCAGCGGGCCGATGCCGGGTCGCTGGTCCGGATTCGGCTCGATCAGCGACTCCACCCAGAACTTCTGGTCCCCACTCTTGCCCAATGCATCACGCACCACGGACGGCAGCGCATCTGCGCCGTAGCGTTCCTCCAGTTGCCGCGCGGTCTTCGGGTAGCGGCGCCACAGCGAGTCGACCCGGCCCTGGTCGTCCAGCCCCACGGCGTAGTTGCCGGCTGTCAGCGCGTAAAACCGCACCACCTCGCGCGAGTCTTCCAGCACCAGCAGCGGGGCAACGCCGAAGATGCCGTCCTCGGCGTAGACCACCGGCATGGCCTTGTAGAAGTTGCTGCTGGCCAGGGTGTCGCGGATTCGCTGAGCGACATCGTCGAGCCACACGCGCACGCCGAACAGTTCGGCAATGGCCGGGTCAGGCGTGGTCACCTTGAACCACGGCTGCGCCTTGGGCGTCATGTGGGACATCATGCCGGCTGCCATCACGCCCAGCGCGTCGGTGGCCGTGCTGTTGATCACCTTGGCCCAGTTGCGCTTACGCGGCTTGTCGTCCTGGTCACCGTAGAAGCGACCGCGGGTCGGGTCGATGTACTCCGACGTTTGGCGCCACAGCGGCGTCCAGTCGTTCTGCGCTTCCTTCAAGGCGGTCTTGCGGCGCCGGCAATGCGCCTGCAGCTTCGCGATGTCCATCAGCCTCCCCCCAGCACGGTGTTGCGCGGAGCTGTTCCACCCAGCGCGGTTGTCGTCGGCGCCAGCGATCGATACGCCACAGAAGACACGCCGCTGCTGGCGTAGGTGCGGCGCTCGTCCTCGGCTTCCTTGCGAGCGCGGCGCACACGGCCGGTCGGATCACCCACGGCGGTCTTGGTGATGCCGAGCGGGTCGGCGTACTTGCCGGTCTTGTCGCCGAACAGCAGGCCACCCGGATCGATGATCTGGCGCGAGGTGCACATGGCGTCAGGCACCCAGCGCCGTCTTGACCGACGCGGTCGGCATCGCCGAGCTGGTGTCACCGGCCAGGATGGTCGACCTGGCGCCGAAGCGCAGGCGCTGCCGCTGGCGCTCGCGGTCACGCTCGTTCACGGCGGCATCGTCGATCGACTCGGGCGCCACTTCGGGCGCTGCGGCCACCGGCTTCACCTTGGGGGCGGAGTTGCACATGGGGATTCCTTCAGGACAACGGGTTGTAGGGCTCGCCGGCCTGCTGGTCGGCGTGGTCGCGATGCTCCATCGGCGACCCATCGGGGAATCGCGGCCGGGGCATCACGGGATATGCGAACGACAGCACCAGGGCGTCGGCCCGGTTGGGGCTCGGCAGGCCGCGGCGCTTCATGTCCTTCTTCGATTCCATCTGCAGCTTGCCGTCGAGGCGCGGCACGGTTTCCGGTGCCTGCAGCTCGTCGCGCAGCTGCGGGTCTTCGGGGATTGCCCCGCCTTCCTTCAGCCAGTCGCGGCAGGCTTTCCACATCTCGGCGCGCTTGTTGAGGCAACCCTGGTCGCCCGACTCGCCCGAGAACCACACCAGGCGCCAGTCGCGGCCCATAGTTCGGCCTGCGGACACGATGCCGGTGCCGAACCCGCCGTCGACGAACACAGCGTCGGCCTGATGCTCGTCCTCCAGCTGGGCGAGGATGGCCGCCACTGCCATGTCGTTGTCGTTCTTGGCCAGCGTGCGCAGCTGCCGATAGGCCAGGCCCTGACGCAGACCGATCACCAGCTCGTCGTCGCCTTCCCACGCCGGGTCCAGCGTGAGGATCTTCGGCGCCCAGCTGTACTGCTCGGGCCGCAGGTGTCGCCCGTAGGCTGCAGCCACGTCCGCCTCTGCGATGAACTGGCGGGCTGACATCGAGGGGAACAGGCCGCGGATACGGACCTTGACCACGTCGCTGTCCTCGCCGTAATCGCGCACCATGCGCTCGGCCTCGACCAGGTTCACACCTTCAACGGTGCGGCTGTCGATCTGCTCGGTGTCCCAGCTGGCCTTGAACCGGCGGAAGCACTCGCGGAACCGGCCAGTGTTGCGGGTGGTGTTGCCGAACGCAGTCCAGATGATCTCGGTGCCCTGGTCGGTCAGCGCGCCCTCGGCCACTTCCCAGACCTTGTCGGCGATGGCCGAAGCCTCGTCGAACACCAGCAGGATGCGCCGGCCCTCGTTGTGCAGGCCCGCGAACGCCTCGGTGTTGTTTTGCGACCACGGCACCGCGTCAATGCGCCAGGTCTTGTCGTGGCCCGGGGCGTTGCTGATCAGCGCCGTGGCGGTCAGCGTGGCCCAGTCCTTGGTGAGGCTGATTTCGTGCCACTTCGACAGCTCCGCCCAGGTCTTGGTGCGCAGCTGGATGTCGGTATTGGCCGTGACCACGCCGCGTGTGTCCTCGAACGTGTCGAAGGCCCACTTGATCAGCATCGCCACCAGGGCGGATTTGCCGATGCCGTGGCCCGAGCCGACAGCCTGGCGAATCACCTCGCCAGCATCAGCGGCCCCGGCCTGCAGCCTGTTGCCGATCTTCTCCAGCCGCCGGCGCTGCCAAGCGCGCAGCTTCTTGCCATCCAGCGGGCCGCCCTTGACGCCCCATGGGAAGTTGAACAGCACATACCCCAGCGGGTCGTGCTGGAACGAGCCGATCGCCTCGACCAGCTGCTGCTCAGGACTCGCGGCCGGCTGCGCGCTCACGAGCGGCCCTCAGTTGATCGGCCAGGTTGTCCTGTACGCCGTGATCCAGAGCAACGCGCTCGCCGTACTTCTTGGGCTGCAGCTTGCCGGCGTACCACTTCCGGGCATCGATCATCAGCTTGGAGCGCTCGACCATGTCGCCTGTCTGTCGCTCCAGCACCTTGCCCTTGCCGTCCTTCTTCAGCCGCTCGCCCAGCACCGCCTTGTCGGCGATGTCCAGGATCTCTTCGGCCAGCGTGTCCGCCTGCAGCTCGCGTGCACGCGCGTATTGGTTTCGAAACGCCTCGTTCTCGGCCAGCCAACGAATGACCGTGGAACGGCTCGGCATCTTCGCCGTGGAACAGATCGTGCGCAGGCTCTTACCATCCACCAGCAGGTCGCAGATCCCGTCGGCCAGCTGCTGGCTGTACTTGCTGGGGCGTGCCATCAGTAGTCGCCCCTGATGATCCGGGCCTTGGACCACTCCAGCAGCCCGACCAGCTCTGCGGCACTGCACTGCCGCCCATAGACGCGGTGATCTACGCCACCTGCGCAATCCACCACCAGGGCCACCTTCTCCACGTCCCCGAACTGCCCGGCCTCGATGCGGTCAGCGAACTCCCGGATGCGCGCGGCAAGCTGGTGCTGGTCCACGGCCAGCGCGTTGTTCGGGATGAGCTGCAGGACGTTGCTCACGGTTGGCCCCTGTCCGCCCGGATCACGGCTTGGCAGGCGCGGACGTGGTCGTCGGCGTCGCGGCCGATTTGAACAAGAGCGCCCGCGACCTCTGCTCGTAGTTGGGCTGCCTGGTCACGTTCGATGGTGCCGGCGACGGCTTGGGACAGGCGAGCGGTATTGCAGGTGGCGAGGTCGTCGCGCAGCTGGAGGCTGCCATCACGCACGCCAGCAACAACAGCAGCAGGGACGGCCGCGGCCGCAGTGCGGTCTTCTTCATGCTTCGCTCCAATGGTGGCCAGTATCTCGGCCTGGGCATGCTCGGTGGCACGGGTCTGGTTCACCTGGGCTGCGGCTGCCTCGGCACCGGCGGCGCGCTGGGTGGCCTCCCTACCCTCTGCCCGATCACTGCGCCAGGCCCAGCCAACGCCGACCATCGCGCCAGACCACAGGGCGAAGGCGGCGACCGCGACGGCGATGCGGTTCACGACCGGCCCTCGCACATCCGGCGCTCAGCGGCCCGACGGTTCACCAGGCCCTGCACACGCTTGCCACCGGCGTACACCCAGCGGTCCAGCTCCGGGCACCAGCTCGCGGCGGGCTGGCCGGCGTTGATGCGGCCCACCAGCGTCGAGCGGCAGGCAGCACCCACGCCCACGTTGTAGGTCCAGCTCAGCACCGCGGCCCACTCGCGCTCGCGCAGCGGCACCTTGATGCACTGGCTGATGCCGGTCAGGTAGCTACCCAGGCGACTATTGAGCTTCTCGGCGCACTCCTGCTCGGTGTAGACCGCCTTGTCCGGGCGGCTGGTGTCGCCGTAGCAGTAGGTGGCGACGCCCACCATGTCGATGTACGGCGTGGGCGAGTAGCCCTCCCACGGCTTCACCAGCGCTGCAGCGGCTAGGGCGATGACAGCTGCGGCGCTGCCTCCGATCACCTTGCCCTTCATCCGATCACCCCGCCGCGGCGCGCCTGGCGCCATTCACGTACCCACTTCCACACCAGGTAGCCGATCTGGCCCACCAGGTAGATGGCCGTCAGCACCAGCACCGCCTTGTCCAGGGTGAACCCCGATGCGACGGCCGTGGCAACCGTTACCGGCGGCGTGACCTTCAGGGCTGCGGTCCCCACCGCGTCAATGATTTCTCCCCGCATGTCGGTTCCATGGTTGATCCGGTTCGGCATGACGCCCTCCCCGATTGGTCGATAGGTGCCCGTCACCGCAGCCCGGCAGGCTCGGCGAATTGGTCCGGTGAGGGTGGACGGGCGTGGATGGTTGCGGGGGCCGGATTCGAACCGGCGAATCTCCGGGTTATGAGCCCGGCAGCCTGGACCTCTGGCCTACGCCCGCAGGAAGCGTGGTCCCGGAAACGCAGAAGCCCCGACGCAGGGCCGGGGCTTCAGGGACAATTCTTGACAGTTGCAGAATTAGGGCACTTCCTTGTGCAACTTGTCAACTGCCGGCCGCCCGCGTAAGAAGTGCAGACCTCAACTAAAAGGACTTTCCTATGTTCTTCCTTTTCGCCGGCTACAACATTCGAATCGAACACGTCTCTGCTGTTTCAGCTGTGTTCGACCAAGGCGAACATTTGAAGATGAACCGTTACATCGTCCGGGTCCATCTGTCCGGCGGTCAGCACATTGACGGTGGCTACGACGACGAGGGCGAAGCCATCAAAGCCCAGCTTGCAGTGAAGAAAGCCGTTGGTGCGCTGGTCCCCTAAGCCGCAGATGCCTGCGCGCCAGAGATCCAATCTATGGCGCGCTGTAGCTCCCGGCGGTACTGCCAGACCGACAGCGTACCGCCGTACTTCTCCGCCACCATGCGTGCCTTCACCGCTTGGCTGGCCGACACTGTGTACTCGGTATGCAGCACCAGGGCGCGCAGCGGATGCTGCCGCATCATCGACGCCAGCGCCTGCTCCACCCACCGCAGTTCGTCGGGGATACCAATGTCCACCGCGATCTCTGGGTTGTCGTGTGGCTTGTCGGCATCGTTCGTCGACCGCACCGGATCCACCGCCCACGCCGGCAGCATACCCATGCCCTCCACGCCGCTGCGGTCGGCCATGAACCGCCGGCGGCTGGATCCGTCTCGGCCCACCAGGTCGCGCAGGGCCCTTTCCCGGGTACCGGGCGCCATGTCGCGCGCCTTCTCCAGCACGTGGGTGCTGCGGTCGGCGTAGGTCAGCGCGAACCGGTTGGCCTGCGCATGGCCCCAGGCCCGGAGCTGTTGCACCAGGTAGTCGTCAGTCGCCATCGCGCATCCCCTTCAGCACGTTCTCGTCGAATCGAAACACCGGCAGCAGACCGTCGGTGTCGCAGCTGCCCTGCCGCTCGGGCCAGCCTTTGCAGTGCGCCGGGCTGCTGCCGGCCGCACGCATGGTGCAGACCGCGCACCGGCCGTGCCGGCGCAGGTAGGCGTTGTATCGCTTGCGCGTGCGGGCCTCGGCCGTCGTCATGCACCGCCCCTGAGCAGGCTGTCGCCGTACAGGCCAATCAGCAGCGCATCGGCGCGGCCGTTGTCCTTCTTCCGCTGCAGCTGGGCGGCGGCAGCGGGGAAGCGCTGGATGGCAAGCACACGGCCGGCGTCTTTGCCCTTCCCCGACAGGTCGAAGCGGCGCTTCCAGACGGATGGCTGCACCAGCACCAGGTGCAGTCCCAGCAGCCGCACGGTTGCCTTCAGCTGTCCGAAACCCTCCGCCAGGTTGTGCCTGGCCACCGATCCCTCGATGGCCTTGCCCTCGCCGTTGCGCATCGGACGGGCGTGGATCCGTTCCAGGGCCACGGCGATCACCGCGCCAGGATGGGCGTCCCGCTGCTGGCGAAGGAATGCGGCAACGGCGCGCGCGTCTACCTCCCCTTCCATCACCGGCATGTCGACCAGCGGGCCGGGCTCGCCATCGATCAGCGTCACGATGGCGCCGGTCAGGCCGGGGTCGATGCCAAACGTCAGGCGGCTTGCCATTGGCGGGTCTCCTTCATGTGCTTCTCGATCAGGGTGTTCTGCAGGTCCAGCAGGTAGTCGTCGCTGCCGACCTCCAGGCGAAACTTGCGGGGTTGGCGGGCGTACGACGGACCGAACAGTTCCTCGCATCGGGCAGCAGACATGCCACCGAACGGCTCTCCGCGGTGGGACCAGGGATTCAGGCCGATGGTGAAATCGTGGCCACGACGCTTGGCGCCGTGCTTGCCACCGACCGTGAGGTGATGCACCTCGGCCGGGATCGGCCTGTCACCCAGGTCGATGCCTAAGCTGTGGGCAACGATGCAGCCGATCTCGGCAATGGCATCCATCCGCTGCTGCTGTGCCACGGTCGGCTTGCCGGTAGAGCGTCCGCGCTTCATGCTTGCGCCTCCACCAAGGCCAAGGAACGACCGTGATTAACGTGAACGTGGCGGACAGCATCTACTGCTCGCCTTTTAACCTGGTCTGCCAAGCAATCGAATGGTGGGCATCCGCTGCGTCGTGGGCTCAGGCGGTTCTTTCCGCACTTGCCATCTACTGGGCAGCCCGAATTGCTATTCAGCAACACCGTCGCGATCTTTTCCAACGGGTGTCGGTTATCTACCAGTTGTTGAAGGTGACTTGCTCCGTTGCTGCTGCGAACAGCGAACATATGGACCAATGCGCTCGAAAGCAGTCCCCTTTCAGCGCGGATGTGGAGTACTTCAACCAGCTTGTCCAGTCGCTCAAGCAGGTGCCTTTGCAGGAACTCCCAGATGGTCGGTTGACGCACGTAGTCGCTGGTATTACCCGTTTCGCAGAGAAGTCTGGTGCACTTTTCACGTATGCAGACTCGCGCGGAAAGGGAAATGTCCCACCGTCCAACACCACCGCGAAAGAGTGTAGCGAACACGTTAAATGGTTGTGGCGTTTCCACGCTCAAGCCGTCGCGGTTCGACTCGACTACGAGCGCAAGCTGGTCGTTTTCGGATTCCCCGGCTACTGGAAGTGGTTGCGCAAGAAGCGCAAGATCAGCAAGGCGCCCATCGAGCCGAAAATTACGGTTCAGTAGCATCACGCCACCCTCCTGTTGTGCCCAGCCATGTTCCAAAAATCGGCGCGCACGTCGTCCAGCATCACGTGGGTGTAGCGGCGGCCGATGTACTCGGTCAGGCCGTCGAACAGCTCCTGGAACCGGGCCTGTTCCATCTCGTCAAATGACAGGCTTTCGGCGCGCTTGACCGGGATCGTGCGGATCTCCGGCAGCACGCCGGCCAGCACCTTGCGAGCGCCTGCACCCAGCAGCGCCTCGCAGGCGTCCAACACCGCGGCGATGACCGGCGTGGCGTCCATTTCCACGGTCTCGCAGCACACATCGGCGTCCAGCTGCAGGCGCTTCACCGCGTCGTGCGCGTCCAGCTGCTCCCAGCCTTCGACGTAGTCGACCATCAGGTGTCCGATCTTGTGGATCAGGCGGTGCTGCCATTCCTCGCGCGGCTGCTTCAGCTCGCCGCGGATCTCCCGGCCCACGCGGAACTTGCGGTCGCGCAGCAGGCGCTGGTCGACGGCATTCGCCGGGACCAGGGCGCCCACCAGCTCGCCGGTGTTCGGGTCGATCAGCTTGGCCACCACCAGGTAGATCGGGCGGCGCGCACGTTTGGCGCGGATCTTCTTCGCTGCAGCGGTCAGGGTCATTCTCGATCCCCCATCGGCAACGCGGCGGCGAGCCCTCGGCGAGCCCTCGGCGCGGACCCAGCAGCCGGTGCCGACGCGCTGGTCTGCTTCGGCTCCCACCATTCGGGCAGATTGGAGAACCGGAAATAGTCCGGCGCATAGGCGACGCGTGCCATGCCGGGCGCACCGTCGCGCTGGATGGCTACGATCAGTTCGGCCGTGCCAGCCCAACGGCTGTCAGGGTGATAGATCTCGTCGCGGTAGATGAAAATCACCGCGTCGGCGTCCTGCTCAATGGAACCGGAGTCGCGGAGGTCGGCCACGATCGGGCGCTTGTCCCCGGTGCGCTTCTCCAGGTCGCGGTTGAGCTGGCTCAGCAGCAGCACCGCGATGTCCAGCTCGCTGGCCAGCAGCTTCAGTGCACGGGTGATGTCGCCGATGCCTGCGGCACGGTTGTCCCCCGAGACGTGCATCAGCTGCAGGTAGTCGATCACCACCAGCACCAGGTTGTCGTCCTGCGCCTTCATGCGGCGCACCTGGGCGCAGACGTGCTGCACCTTGGCGATGCGCGGCCGGCTGATGCGCATCGCCGCCTCACCGATCCTGCGGGTCCAGAGGGTGACGTTCTGCCAGTCGGCGTTGTCGAGCTTGCCCGACCGCAGCTTGCCGCCACTCACCCCGGCGAGGTTGGCCAGCATGCGCTTGCCCAGTTCCTCCGGCTTCATCTCGAAGCTGAAGAAGGCCACCGACTTGCCCGCACGCAGGGCGACCTGCTCGGCGATGTTCTGCGCGAGGGTCGTCTTGCCCATCTTGGGTCGAGCGGCCAGCACGTACAGGCGTCCACCCAGCAAGCCGTCCAGGATCTGGTCGAGGTCTTCCATGCTGGTGGACAGGCCGGTGATGCCATCGACCGTTTCGGCGGCGTGGGAAAGCTGGTCGAAAACGCGCGCCATCACCGGTGCCACCGGCTCCAGGTCGCAGGGCTCGCTGTCCAGCAGCCCTCCGATGCGGGACTGGGCGTGCCCGATGAGGTCGAGCGCGCTGCGACCCTCGGGACTGTAGGCCGCGTCGATCAGGTCGTGCCCAGCATCAATCAGCGCACGCAGCTTCGCCTTCTCGGCCACGATCTCGGCATAGGCCCGCACGTTGGCCGCCGACGGCGTGTTGTTCGCCAGCTCGATGATGTACGCGCCATCGCCCACCAGCTCCAGCTGGCCGGCAGCCTCGAACCACTCGCCGATAGTCACCGCATCGAACGGCTGGTGCTTCTCGGCCAGCTGCAGGATGCAGCGCCACAGCAGCTGGTGGTCCCGGCGGTAGAAATCACCCTCAACCAACACGTCCTGCACTTCGACCAGCGCCCTGTTGACCAGCATCAGGCCGCCCAGCACGGACTGCTCGGCGTCGATGCTGTGCGGCGGAAGGCGCAGGGCCTGCTGGTCGCCGTACAGGCCCGACAGGCGGCTCACTTCGTCACGGGCCGCGTTCATTGGGTCACCTCGGACAACGCCCGGTCGGCCAGCTTGGCGATGGTCTTCTCGCGCAGCAGGACTTCGAAGTCGGGAACGTAGTTCTCATGACCTGGGCCGCCCTTCACCCGGCCCGAGTAGAAATCATCATCGGCCGCGGATTCGAAATAGAGCTTCCAGAACTGGGGCGTCACCCGCTCGCTGCCGAACAGCTGCTGGCAGAGCTGGCGCACGGTCGGCAGAGCGTTCTCGACCGCCTTCAGCCGCGGCTTGTTCAGCACGGTGCACTTGGCCAGCAGGCCGTGCGGCTTGGCCATGGTCGCGTTGAACGCAGCCTGCGCATCGGCAGCGATCTCGCGGATGCGGTCGGCCTTGCGGGCCTTCAGGTCAGCCTTGGCGTCCTGCCCCTGCCCCTTGCCCTGGCCTGCGGCGTCGCCGAGCAGGTCCACGCCAGCGGCGTTGGACGAATCCGAGCGTAGCGAGGATAGATCTTCTCCCTTCCCTTCCTCTCCACTCCCCTCCACTCCATTCCCTTCCGGGGGTGAGGACTCGTCGAGCGTTCGTCGAGCATCACCCGAGAACGGAGGATGTTTGAATGTGGGGCGGTCAATTTTCTGGTGCTTCCGCCAGCCAGTGACGTGCAGATATTCCTTGTCACCGTTGGTGTAGAAGGCGATCAGAGAATTCGACGACAACTCGTCGAGCATTCGCTGCACATCCGACGAGCCAATGTCGTCGCCGGGGAATATTTCGGCCTTCACGGTCTTGGCGCTGGCCACGTGGTTGCCGGCGTCGTCGCAGAAATTCCACAGGCCGATGAAGAGCAGCCGAGCCATCGGCGAGCATTCCATCACCTGCTCGCTGGACCAGAACTCGGGCTTGATCGAGCGGATCCTGGCCATCAGGCACCCCGCAGGAGCTGCAGGCAGCCGGCGATGAACCACAGCGAGCGAACGGACAGCATGGCCTTCTCGGTAGCGTTCATGGCCACTTCGCTCCCAGGCTCTTGGCCAGCGGCTCCATCAGCGCGGCCAGCTTCGAGAACTGGGCCAGCGCCTCGGCGTGCTGTGCTTCGGGAGAGATCAGGTAGCGCTCGATCAGATAGTGGATCGGCGTGACATCCTTCGTCTCGGCGATGTAGCGCTCCAGGTCGTCGATCGACAGGCCACGCGGCTTGCCACCACTGTCGCAGCCGGCCAGCTTCTCGCTCAGCTTCGAAGGGGCCATGTCGAGCCGACCGGCAATCGCAGTCACACCCGCGCCGGCGTACACCTGGGCCGCGATGTGCTCACGCAACGACCTGTTGCGCGCGATGCCGTCATCGTAGGTAATTGTTAGGCTTTTCATGCAGTTATCCCGTGGGTGGGAATGCGGGGGTCAACGTGTTCCCCTGCGTTCCCCTGACTGGTTCTGAAAATGGCCGCATCCCCAAATCGGAGTGCAGCCCTGTGGCGAAAACGAATCAGCTGGCCGGAGCCAACGTCCTGACGCTCATGCGAATGGGTGGAAAGTGGTTCGTGTTGAAGCGGGTCGGCGAGCGGGTCGACGTGCGGCCGGTCGGCCAGGCGGTGCGGCCGCGGCGGCGCCGGAAGGTGCCCGGGGTCGTGATCCCCTTCCCTGCCCGACGAGCGGTCGGGGCTGACCGTTGAACGCTTCCCCAACCTGTGTACGGTCGGCCTGCAACACCCACCGAACCCACACAGGAGTTACCAATGCGAGAAGCCCAATCGACCCGCGCCGTAGAGCGCGCCCAGCGGGAACGCCAAGAGCTGCAGCAGCTGCTGGCCGAGATAGAACAGATGTTCACTGGCGCCCCCACGCAGCCACAGCTGCTGGAGGAACTTCGCCGGGTTGCCAAGAACGGATCGCCGGCAGAGGCGAGGCAACTGCTCGCAACAGTGCAGCGCGTGCTTGCGCCCCTGCAGTAGCGCGGGAGGCGCACATGTCAGGCGGCGGCCCCGGTTTCCGGGGTCTGCTGCTCGATGTCGGTCGGCGCCGGACCGAACACATCGGTTCGGGTGACCCGCGTGTAAGGGGGGATGCCCCGGTACTTCCAGTTCTGTACTCGCTGGGTGCCCTTGGGCATCGCGAAGCCCAGTCGTCGGGCCACTTCGGCGGGGCCACCGAGCTGGTCGATCAGCTCGGAATCCTTGTGCATGGTCGTGGTTGGCTGGTTCATGCCAAGGATTAAACGCCATGTTTATTCTACAGTCAACATGGCGTGTAACAACGCCATGTTTAGCCACAGGACAATGCCCCTATGGCTGAAATGCACTCTTCGATGAAACGGCTCTACGCCGCCGCCGCTCACCTCGATTCGCCGATCCGAGGCCAGTCGGCTGTGGCGCGAGCCTTGGGCCAGTCGCCGCAAACGCTAAAAAACTGGGAGAGCCGGGCGACCGGAGTGTCTGCCGCTGGCGCCAACAAGGCGCAGCAGATGCTCGGCATCAGCTCCACTTGGATCCTTGAAGCCCAACCGCCGATGCTGATTGGTGGCCCCTCGCCGGTCTCCAGTTCTGCGACAAACTGTGACTATGTTCGCGTTCAGCAACTGGACGCGGAGGCAGGCATGGGCGAGGCAGTGGAAAACGTCGACTACCCGGAGGTGATCCGGGCTATCGATTTCGAACCCGGCTACATCCGGAGCATCGTGGGCTTCGTGCCAGCACCAGGTCGGTTGAGGCTCATCACGGGTAACGGAGACTCCATGCAACCCGTGATCCAACCCGGAGATGCGGTGGTGGTGGATACGGGAATCACCTCTTTCGACGGTGATGGCATCTACCTGATCAACATGGGCAACGGCCAGCAGATCAAACGACTGCTGGACAGGGGTGTAATCCATGTCGCCAGCGACAACAAGAGCTACGGCGATCCCTTCCCGATGCCAGATGGCACGTTGATTGGGGGGAAGGTGTATCTGCGAAATAGGATCGAGCGGTTCAACTAGGGGTTTTGCGACACAAAGGGGGAGTTGTGAAGGAAAAGCTATGGATGGTTTTGGGAACGTTGCTGTTCGTGGGCGTGGGAATCGCAGCACTCTTCTTTACCGGCGCCCTTCTCAATCTGTTGCTATGGCTGAGTAGCCGCGGTGCTAGCTGGTTGCTGCTCGCGTCGATCGCCTATGTGGTTTTCAGCCTGATCGTGCTGCTGCCACTCGCTGCATTCCGCGGAACCAGGCGCTTCGCTGGTGGTGGGATGACCGTGGGCAAAGGCCTGTTCGGCTTCACACTCTGGGTTCTCTGCATTGCACTGACCTTCGCCAAATGGGGGAAGACCGTTACGATCGTCGGGCTTCTATTCTTCGGCGTGGGCATCCTCCCCATGGGCGTCGTTGCCGGTTTCCTGACCGAACCCTGGTATGGGGGATTTGTCCCAGTGCTGTTGATAGCGGCCTACGTTGGAGCGTCCGCTGCCGCGAACCACTTCCTCGAGGATTGACCGGCTCATCGGTAGACCAAGACCCCGCCCCGGCGGGGTTTTTTGTTGGCGGCCCCGAAATTTTACACGCCAACATTAAACGTCGTGTTGACTTTCAAATAAACGCGGTGTTTAAATGATCCTCGTCGGCCCACCCGGGCCATATGACGGGGTTCACCATGGCACTGCAGCCATACAGCGACCGGGCACGTAGCGCCCAACGCAACTGGGACAACCAGGAAGATCCGCGTTTCGGTCAGGAACACCGCGCCGAGCAGGCCGCGGACCTGGCCAAGGCCTACCGCACCGACCCGGCGAAGCTGCGCGAGGCCGAGGAATTGACGGCCGGCACCTTCAGCGGCACCCACTACACCGAGGTGTCGCTGGCGCTGCACCGGCTGCACCACACGGACCCGGCCGACCTGATGGGTTCGGGCGTGCTGCAGGACCTGTACCGGCTGGCCCGTGACGAGGCCGCCGCGATCGACGCGCAGCTGCTGGAAATGGCGCTGCAGCAGGTGGCCGCATGACCGCCGCCGAACGCGAAACTCGCCACCACGTGGTGGCCACTGTCGTCACGAATGCCCTGGCGTTCTGCCTGGGCGTGCTGGCCGCTGTGCTGGCTCAGGCGGTGCTGTCGTGAGCCGCCGCATCGACGTGCTGCAGGTGATCTATGGCACCCAATGCGCGCTTGCCATCGATCTCCCGAGTGCCGATCCCGACAACGACCTGGGCCTTGCGCGCGAACTGATCGCCGAAGTCTTCGAGGCAGCTCGTGAAGTGCTGAGTGTCAGCGACTTTCCCGACCTGCTCCACGCCGAAGAGCGCCTACGCGCCGCTCTAGCCGCGTGCGAACCAGCCGACACCGATCACAACCGCGAGGCCGTGGACGGCCTGTGCGTGGACGAGCGGCCGGCAGCGGATGACCCGTTCTGCCCGGGGTGCTTCTGCTTCGGGTGCGATGGCGTCTGCATGGAGATCCCCTGATGCGCCTCCTGACCATCTTCGGCTGCCGCAGCTGGCGCGACGTCGCCGCCTGCCTCGCCTGCTACGCCATCACCGCCTTGCTTGCGGCCGCCATGTGCTGGCCGCTGGCCTGGTCCTGACTTCCCGCCGGCGCGGCCGGCTCCTACGAGAGGCACCACCGATGTTCCAACTCGATCAACACGATGCGGTGTTCTCGCATCTGAACCTGCGGAAGGAAAAGCACGGCGACGAAGACGCGGCCGCTGCCGACCTGAAGTTCTCGCTGAACGCCCCGAACACGATCCTCAACACCATCGACCCGGCCATCCTGCCGGCGTTCTGGAAGAAGGCCGACAAGGGCCAGCAGCAGAACCTGCCGATGGAAGGCAGCACCGACCTGGTTGCGCTGAACCTGCCGCTGCTGGGCGAGCAGGACATCACCGGCAAATTCGAAGGCTACGAGCTGTCGATCGGCTCCCTGATGGAGCACATCGACCCGGTGTTCTTCGCCGACGCCAAGGTGAAAAAGATCACCTGGAAGCCGCTCGAAGGCGGCAGCGTCGCCATGGGCTTCACCGTCTCGGTGCTGCTGGACGAGGACGAAGACGCCGAGCTGATCTCCGCATGGCGCCGCGGTGAGGTGCGTCTGACCCTCACGCCGCCGAGCGCTGCCGCGCAGCAGGAAGACATCGCCGCGTAACGCATTCCCCCGCCCTCACGGGCCCCGCGCCGGCCGGGATTCCACGACGCCGGCATCTATTCCCACCCGACAAAGGAACTGCCATGTCCGAAGCCCTGATCCCACTCGAATCCGTAAACGCCGTCGAGATCTTCACCGGCGGCGGACTGGACGACCTGCTGGCCCGCATCCGCGCCGAGGCCGTCACGTTGGTGCCGAACGTCAAGACGGTAACCGGCCGCAAGGAAATCGCCTCGATCGCCTACAAGGTCTCGCGCTCCAAGACTGCCATCGATGACGCTGGCAAGGCGCTGGTGGCCGACCTGAAGAAGCAGACCGGCGACATCGACTCGGCTCGCAAGAAGGCCCGCGACACCCTGGACGCGCTGCGCGACGAGGTGCGCAAGCCGCTGACCGACTGGGAAGAAGAGCAGGCCCTCATTGAGCGCGAGCGCGCCGAGGCCGAGGAACGCGCCCGTGCAGAGGCCGAAGCGGCCCGCCTGGCCGAGATCGCCCGGAAGGAAGAAGAGATCCGCGCCCGCGAGGAAGCTGTGCGTGCTGCTGAAGAAGCCGAGCGCCAGCGCGTTGCCGCCGAACATGCCGAGCGTGAGCGCGTCGAGCGCGAAGCCCGCCTGCAGGCTGAGGCCGCAGAGAACGCGAAGCGTGAGGCAGCCGCTGCAGTAGAACGCGCCGAACGCGAGGCCCGCGAAGCCACCGAGCGCGCGGCCCATGAGGCAGCCGAAGCCGAGCAGCGCGCCAAGGACGCCGCAGAGCGTGCCGAACGCGAGAAGGCCGAAGCCGTCGCCGCCGCCGAGCGCCGCGCCCAGGAAGAAGCTGAGCGCGCCGAGCGTGAGCGACAGGCCCAGGCCGATGCCCAGCGCAAGGCGGACGAAGCACGCGCCGCCGACGTCGAACACCGCCGTTCGATCAACCGCGCCGCCATGGCCGCGCTGATCGCACAGGGCATCAGCGAAGACGATGCCGCCACCGTAATCACCGCCATCGTGCAGGGCAAGGTCCCGGCCGTGGCCATCCGCTACTGAGGCACCCATGAACCAGATGACCACCCGCGCCGCTGCCGGCGCCCTGATGACCAGCGAGCAGGCCGAAGCCATCCGCGGCGCGTTGAAGTCGAGCCTGTATCCGGGCGCCAGTGATGCGTCCATCGACATGGTGCTGAGCTACTGCCAGGCGGCCGGGCTCGACCCGATGACCAAGCCGGTGCACATCGTGCCCATGAAGGTAAAGATCGGCGAGAACCCCGACGGCAGCGCCGTCAACGGCATGCGCGACGTGGTCATGCCCGGCATCGGCCTGTATCGCATCAACGCATCCCGCACCGGCCAGTACGCTGGCTGCAGCGAACCAGAGTTCGGTCCGACGTGCACGATGGAGTCGGTGCGGGACGTATGGTCCGACGGGCCAAATGGCCGCAGGCAGAAGACGCAGAAAGCCTTCCAGCTGCACTACCCGGAATGGTGCCGCGTCACGGTACGCAAGCTGCTCGGTAGCCAGGTGGTCGAGTTCTCGGCCAAGGAATACTGGCTGGAAAACTACGCGTCGAAGAGCGACGGCAGTCCGAACGCCATGTGGGAGAAGCGCGCCTTCGGCCAGCTCGCGAAGTGTGCCGAGGCCCAGGCGCTGCGCAAGGCGTTCCCGGAAGCGGTCGGCTCCCAGCCAACCGCCGAGGAAATGGAAGGCAAGGACATCATCGATGCCGAATCCGTGCGCGCTGATCGCCGCCCCTCCACCGCTGGCGCCATCACCCGCCAGCAGCAGGCCGAGCCGCAAGACACCCCGGAGCGCCAGGCACTGTACGCCAGCCTGAAGGATTTCGCCGACTGCGGAATGGAGGAATACGAGGGCGCCTGGGGCCGCCTGACCAAGGAGCAGCGACAGCTGATCGGCAGCGCGGGCCACGAAACGCTGAAGGGCATCGCCGAACGCGCCAGCGCCACCGTAGTCGAAGAAGGCGACCAGCAGACCGCAGCCGATGAAGAGGTGCCGCTGTGATCGTCATCGGGTGCGACCAGGGCAGCGAGGCGTGGCACCGCGCCCGCGCCGGCATCATCACGGCCAGCATGTTCGCCACCGCGCGCTCGCGCGTGGGCGAGCTGACCGACCAGCAGCGCACCTACGTGGATGCGGTGCTGTCCGGCCTGGCCGAGAAAACTGCCATGGAGCGCGCAGGCTACAAGGCCGTGCCGCGCTCGGCCATTATCGAGAGGGCCATCGCCGGCGAGCCCATCGGCGACTTCAGCGAGGCGTCGAAGAACTACGCCTTCCGCCTGGCCATCGAGCGCATCAGCGGTGATCCCTTGGATGAGGGGTTCGAGACGTTCGCCATGCGTCGCGGCCATGAGCTGGAACCGGAAGCCCGCGCCGAGCACGAGGTGCAGTCCGGCCTGCTGGTGAAGCGCGCCGGTTTCGTGCTGAGCGACTGCGGCGACTACGGCTGCTCGGCCGACGGCTTCATCGGCGAGGACGGCGGCAGCGAATACAAGTGCTTCATCAACCCGGAGAAGCTGCGCGCGTTCCACATCGACAACGATGCGAGCGAGGTGTTCGAGCAGGCCCAGGGCTGCATGTGGCTGACCGATCGCCAGTGGTGGCACATCGGCCTGTACTGCCCGGCGCTGGCCGCAGTGGGCAAGCAGCTGTGGTGGCGCCGCTTCGACCGCGACGAGGCGTTCATCGCCAAGCTGCGCGCCGACCTGGAACCGTTCCGGCAGATGGTCGTCGGGTTCGAGCAGAGCCTGCGCGCTGGTGATCACCAGCAGGTGGCAGCGTGAGCGGCCGACGCGCAGGGGTGAAGGCTGCCATGCGGAAGCCGATCCCGCCGAACGCTACCGCCCGCGACCTGGTGCGCCGCTACGTGCACGAAGACGGGAAGAGCCTGGGCGCGCTGTCCACCGCGTGGGGCTGCAAGCCCTTCAGTGTGTGGCGAGTGTTCCAGCGCACCGACCGGCCGCTGCAGCCGCACCACGTCGAGGGCGCCATCACCGCGCTGCAGCTGGACGAGTTCGACGCCAACGAGCTGCGGCTGCGTGCGGCGCGCGAGGCCGGCTGGAAGATCGACCCGTTCTACCTGGGGACCGAAGCATGAAGACCTGCACGAAGTGCGCGGCCCGGCTGCCGCTGCGGTTCTTCCCTCTGATCAACGGCAAGGCCACCGCCGCGTGCGCGCCCTGCCGGAACACCGAGCGCCGCCTGCACGACCCGCTGCGCCCCCTGCGCCGCGATCCGCTGCAGGTGCGCCTCAACAACACCTTCAACCTGTGGCACGGGCCGGTGCGCCGCGTGCTGCTGCGGAGCCACGCATGAGCGATGTTCGACGTCCCTGTCCGGTCTGCAACAGCGAGGCCAAGTTGGTCACCGGCCGCGAGGTGTACCCGCACCGGCCGGACCTGTACGCAAAGAAGTTTTGGGCATGCCTGCCGCACGGCGCATGGGTCGGGTGCCACCCGGACAGCGACCGCCGCATGGGTCGCCTTGCCACCGCTGAAACGCGACGCCTGAAGATGGCAGCGCACGCTGCTTTCGATCCGATCTGGAAGACCGGCCGCATGAAGCGCGCCAAGGCCTATGCCTGGCTGCGGGAACAGACCGGCCTGTCCGAGCGGGATTGCCACATGGGTTGGATGAGCGACGACAACCTGCGCCGCGTGATCGAAATCTGCGAAGGAGCCACGGCATGACCCACCACCGCTACGACCGCCGGCTGCCGAAGCGCACCGAGGGCTTCGCCTGGGGCCGGTCCATCGACAAGGTGCTGGGCGGCCACGTCCTCACCTACCGCCTGTTCCGCCGCGACCTGGCCGGGAAGCTGCACATCGAGACGCGCACGTTCCAGCTCACCGACCACCGCCGGCACATCGCGCTGCAGCTGCGGATCGCACGCCGCCAGCTGCGCGAACGCGTCGACCGCATCGGCTATGCCCTGATCGAGGCCGAACAGGCCTCCCAACTGCAGGAGGTTGCATGAATACCAACGACAAGACCCTGGCGGACGTGCAGCCCGGTGGGAGGGTGAGGCTGGGGGATCAGGCCGAGCTGGATCGGCTTGAATTTCAGGCGTGGGCACGCGAGCTGCTTCCCTGTCCGTTCTGCGGAAACAGTGCCGAGTTCGTGCCGTACAAGGACAACGGACTGACCCTGAAGTGCACGAGCATGGGCTGCGTCCAGCGGAACCAGCGCACCCTCCGCTATGGAATCGATTGGCTGCGAACCTCGATGACAGAACACTGGAATGCGCGCGCCCTCTCCGCCCAGCCCTCCCCGGGTGGTCAGGGGAATTTGAAGTCCCGCTTCACGGAATGGGTGAAGGCAAACAGCTACAACCCGGCTACGTTCGCCAGCGGCCGTTTCATGGGCGATGGCGTACAGATTGCATGGGAGGCCGTGCAGGCCCTCGCCGCCCGCCAGCCGGTGGGGGAGCCGGCCATGTATCAGGTGCGCCCGCGCAGCTTCCCGGCTGGTGAAGGCTGGCGCGAAGTCAGCAAGCGCCAGTTCGATGACCGTGGCGACTTCCCCGGATACCCCGAAGCCGAGTGGGAACGCCGCGCGCTCTACGCCGCCCCGCCCGCGCAGGCCGTGGACCTGGGCAAGTATCGGCACGCACTGCTGCGTGCGAGCGGATGGGCGCGTCGGTCTGACGTGACAAGCCACGCCGAAGATGCCGGGTTGCTGCGCGAACTGCTGGCCCTGATCGACAGCCAGGCGGTGGGCAATGGCAACTGAAACCACCGTCATCAACATCTGCGACCGCTGCGGCTCACGCCACGACCGCGCGCAGTACATGGCAGGCAACAGCTGGGGCCAGATGACCGTGCAGTGGCACGGCGACAAGGGCGGGCGGGCGTACGACGGGGCGGCGGGTGGCTTTACGCTGAAAGGCAGCGCCTGGCTGTGCGCCCCCTGCACCGATGCCTTCTTGGCCTTCCTGAAGCCGAGCGAGGCACCCCATGGCTGACCAGCTGCTCACCGCTGCAATGGTCCACGTGTTTGCCCTGGCCGGGTTCGTTGCAGGCAGCGCCACCCTGTGGGCGATCAGCCGCGCATGCCGCGCCGCGCGCAATGGGCTGCGCTGGTGCTGGCGGAGGGTCGCCGCATGATCCACGTCGGAGACTGCCTGGAAGTGATGCGCGGCATGGCCGACAACTCGGTCGACGCCATCGTGACCGATCCGCCCTACGGCTTGTCGTTCATGGGCAAGCGCTGGGATTACGACGTGCCCAGCACCGTGGTGTGGGCAGAGTGCCTACGCGTGTTGAAGCCTGGCGGCCATCTGCTGGCCTTCGCCGGCACCCGCACGCAGCACCGCATGGCCGTGCGCATCGAGGACGCAGGCTTCGAGATCCGCGACATGATCGCGTGGGTCTACGGCAGCGGCTTCCCGAAGTCGCACAACGGCCCATGGGGCGGAACCGCCCTGAAACCCGCGCTCGAGCCGATCACCGTCGCCCGCAAGCCGCTTACAGGCACGGTGGCTGCCAACTGGCATCAGCACGGCACCGGTGGGCTCAACATCGACGCTTGCCGGATCGAGACGATGGACAAGCTCGGCGGCGGCGATCAGTCTTCCGCGCCGAAGGTCGGTCCCGATGGATGGCATCGCCCGTGGATGCAGGACGAGCAGGCCAAAGCGGCACATGCCCATCGTTGCAATGCCAACGTCGCCAAAGCAGAAGCGCTGGGCCGTTGGCCTGCCAACCTGGTTCACGACGGGAGCGCTGAAGTACTCGCTGAGTTCCCCGACGCACCAGGGCAGCAGCGAGACACTGGCCCGCTGTTCGCACGATCCGCTCAGGTCTACGGCGAGTTCGCCGCGGTTTCTGAGCATCGAGCTCGAGGCGACTCCGGCAGCGCAGCGCGGTTCTTCTACTGCGCCAAGGCCACGCGCGAGGACCGCAACGACGGCCTGGATTCTGGCCCGGTACCGGCTGTCTCCGCCGGCGCGACGATGCGCGATCGCGAGACTGCCGACTGGTCAGAGCGGAACGGGAACCACCACCCCACCGTGAAGCCAACAAACCTCATGCGCTACCTGTGTCGACTGGTCACCCCGGCCGGCGGCCTGGTGCTGGACCCGTTCATGGGTAGCGGCAGCACCGGAAAGGCCGCAGTGCTCGAAGGCTTCCAGTTCGTCGGCATCGAGCAGGATCCCGTCTACGCCGCGATCGCCGAGGCGCGCATCCGCGTTGCGCAACCTGGGCTGCCATTGGGAGCAATCGCATGAACACCGCCACCGAGCAGCTGCGCGCTGCGCTGGCCACGAACTGAAGGAGGACCCGATGGGAGCTGCTGAAAAGCTAGACATCGTCGGAAAGGACTGGCTGACCGTGGACGAGGCCGCGCATTACTGCGGCGTCTCCCGAAGCCAGTTCGATTCGAACATCGCCGACTACGGCGTCGAACCCCGAAATTTCATGGGCAAGAAACTCTACGAGAAGGCCGCCCTCTACTCTGCAATCTACGGCTCCAGACAATGGTCAAGGTCACAATCTTCTGGCGGGACGGCGCCGCGTACCTCAACTGGCGGGAAGGCGGCAAGCGAAGCCGTGTCACCATTGGTCGCGTCAGCCCACGCGAAGCTGAGGGCATACGAGCAGCGAAAGAAGCGGAACTGACCCATGGGGTGCGCATCCTCCCCCGGCTGCCAACTGTCAGGGAGTTCCTGGAGGCGTACCTTGACTGGTACAAGGCGGAGCATCCGACCACACACGGCAAAGCAAAGAGCGAGGTCCGGCTGTTCATTGCCCGCTTCGGCCACCGACCGATCGACACCCTGCGACCGATGGAAATGGAGTCCTACAAGACGGACCGCCTGACCAAGGACAAGGTGGCCCCGGAAACCGTAGGCAAGGAAGTGCGCAGGCTGCAGGCCGCATTCCGGCGTGGCGTGAAGTGGAAGGAACTGGACTTCAACCCGCTGGAGGAAACTCAGGCGCCGCGCGGGGTCCGTAGCGTGGCCGTCCGATTCTACGACCGGGCCGCGATGCGCAAGCTGTACCGTGCAAACCCCGGTCGGGCGCCCCTGTGGCTGTTCATGGCACACACGGGGCTTCGCCGCGGCGAGTTGGTGGGGCTGGGCAAGGATTCGGTGACCGGGCGCAAACTCAGGGTCGAGAGCGAGCCAGACGAAGATGGCCAAGGGCGCACCAAGTCGGGCAAGTGGCGCGAGGTGCCGCTGAACCGGTATGCGCGCTGGGCGCTGCGCCACCTACCCGATCCGCTGGTGGCCGTGCACAAGGACACGGTGTCCGACTGGTTCGCATCGGATGCCAAGCGAGCGGGAATCGGCGGTAGCCTGCATCGGCTACGGCACACGTTCTGCGCCCACATGGTCATGGCGGGGGTTCCGTTGCGGCGGGTGCAGATCCTGGCCGGCCATGCCGATTACGCCACGACCGAGAAGTACTATGCGCACCTGACGCCAGAGGGCGACGACGGCGCAGTGGCGAAGCTGCGGTACTGA